CCAAAACAAACCATTCTTAATTTCGTAGCAAAAAGAATATATTCAATAATGTTTAATTCTTTCAATACTTCTTGATTTTCTACACATTGAAAAATTATATTTTTTAAAAAATCATTGTATAATCCAGGTTCATTATTACCAGAAGGCATTGCTAAATTAGCTTTTGATATAGCTAATTGTTCAATATTTTTTATTTCTCTAAAAGAAATATTTTTACCACAAAAAGGCATTTCTACATTGTGTAGATAATAAGACATTAATATAATTTATTAATATTCTTCTATATATCCACTATTGTGGAGTGGGGTTATCTGTTTTATAGCTAGGTGTTTTCACCGTTATAGTGGGTATTGAAGACCCAGGTATAGATCCAGAAGTACCGTTACCAGAATTTCCATTTGTTCCATTATTAAGGGATCTTGTGGTATTAGGTGTTGTTGTAGCAACTGCTGGTTGGGCTACATTATTTGAGAAAAAATTTCCTGATTTTCCTTCACTGACACTGTAATAGTCAAAAACAAAATCGACTTTATTATAAGATAATCCATCAGCTGCATAAGTGTTCTGTGAATCTTCTATACTAACCGGTGCAACATTATAAAATGTTATTATTTTACGCATAGTCATAGGTTTTTTTGAACCAGTTTTGCCTAGGTATACAACATCGACTGCTGGGCATTTCACATTTTTAGCAGAACCAGTTGCTCTTGCAATCAACCCATTATAACCCACTAATATAAGCCAGGGTCTCATAATAAAATCTACAAAAGATGCATTAGTTTCATTAAAAGTTATACTTAATTTATTATAACTTTCTCTATTAGAAGAAGTGACTGGTCCTAAATATCCTCCATATTTAAGATCATTATTACTTGTATTGATAGTTTCTCCGGGTAAAGAGACTTGTCTAGCAAAAACGCAACCCATTAATTTTTCTTTTGGAGGATTATATAGATCTTTTTTTAACTGAGATGTAATATTAGAAGTAATATTCCAATCCGGAGCTGAATCAAAAACCTTAATTGCAGCCCCTACATCACCCTTTAAAGCTGGTACACCTTGTAAATCAAAATGAACAAACCATTGACTTTCTAATGGTATACTGGAACCCCAGTCACCTAAAATCTGGAAAAAGGATTCATAAGCACTACTGGCCATATAGAATACTTATCCAGATATATTTTAATTAGATAGCTAAACTGCTAGACCAGTAACTGTAAGCAATAGTAGCTGCTTGAGTTACTATTTCTCCGGAAGCTTGAATGTCTAAAGCATATTCTCCGATAGTAGCACAATAAGCACCGTATAGAGTATAATTAGCAATTGGTTGACCACCTTTACCCATAAGAGCTAATTCTACAGAACCAGTGTCACCTAAATTATAAGCTCCAGAACTACCTGTAATACCTTGTTCATCGAATGTACCTCTTGACCATTGTTCTAATTTTTGTCTTATTCCAAGATCTTGTGGCATCCTGAATGTTACATTCCATGCTTCACTGTTTGGATACTTTACAGTTCCAGGAACATTGAAATTTAATCCCATGAAAGGAACTGGAACGTTGTTGATGGAACGTTGAGGTAATGTTGTAGTAGTAACATAAACCAAATCCTCGGGACCAAAGTTAACGTTGGTTGCTCCTGAGTTAATGTTTAAAACTCTGAAAAGGTTTGTACGTGCAAAATCTCTTTGCAACGCTACATCATAGAAATTATTAATTGCTTGGTTTTCGAATAGATTAGGCATATGATATATTTATCCTTATATTAACCAATTAATTCATTAAAGTTGACTCCGGTTTGTGTTGCAATGAAGTCTGCTAAGATGAATTCAGCGGTTCTTACTGGTTGGATATAAATTGAAACCTTCAATTGATTTTGATCAATTACATCAGGTGTATTGTTACGTTCGTCACAAACAATCTTGAAATCATATAAGCCATTGTTGTTCTTGGCTTGATTGAAGATTGGGTTGAGTGTGTTTACAAGACGTGTTCTTGTTGTAAATGTATTTGGTTCAAATACGAAGTACTTAAGAACCTGTTGTGTTGACTTTTCTAAAGTCAAGAACAATCTACGAACATTGATTCTATCAAAAGCAGATGGTTTTGTGAAGAGTGTCTTTTGTCCATAGATCACATAACCATCACCAGGGAAGTAGGCAATAGGGTTAATGTTGATTCTATAGAGAAGATCACGATGCTTCTGTGTAGGATTGATTGCTAAATCAAGTACATTTGTTAATGCACCACGATTGAATCCAGCAGGAGCGGACCATGGGAATGATGTTGCTGCGCTTTGAGCAAATACTGTCGCGGCATAACCAGAAGCTGGTACCCACACTTGCTTGTCGGCTGCTACGTCATTAACCTTGACCCAGTTACCATAAACTGCAGTGTAACTAGAAACTGAAGAAGCATAAAGATTCTTGACTGCCCAATACACATCAGATGAGAATACATAACCTTTGAGCTTGGAAGTCTTGATATCATTTCCTGAAATGAAGATAGCCTTTAAAGGATCAGCAATAAATACATGATCTTTACGAGTGTTTTCTGCAAAACTTACAAACTGAGATGCTACAGTATTATAATCTAATGCAACTTGTGATGTATAACCATCTGTTTGTTTCTTAAGATCTGAGATGTTTAAGTTATAATATTCATCATAGAGATAAGGGTTAGAATCTAAATTGTTACCATAATTCACATCAGCGTGACGAGCCTTGGCACTTGCCCATATGGTTCCTAATCCAGCTTCTGCTGTTACGTCTAAAGGAATGTCTAATGTATCAACATTGTTTAAGATACGTTGTAGCTTTAAAGGTATATTTCCTACGTCTTTAGATACTGAATTTGTGTTTGAAATATAAACACCCTCTGAATATAAATTCTTAGCGGCATCTGCTACTCTTACAGACTTTTGTGGTATACCATCATTACCAATCCATCCTGGTGCTCTTGAAATATTTGGGTTTACCAATACTTTGATGTTATTGGAACGTTGATTTGCAACATTTTCTAATGCAAAAGTAACTGGTGATCCACCGTTGGCATTATTTTGTGTTCTGTCTCCATATAATGAACCTGTGTAACCTTCTTGAGTTACATAATCCAATGATACAGTGTCTTGTGAATATATAGAAGAACGAATCTTAAACACTATCAAAGTTAAGCAATCATTAAATGATTGTGAACTGAAATCGTAACCAACTGGGAACTTCTCTACAATTTCAGAAATACTAGTTTCTGTTGAAGTAAATGGAGTTTGAAGATTGAAATTCAATCTTGAATTTGGAACAGTCACAAATGATTGATATGTACCATTAACAGACTGTGCTGCTCTGATACCAGTGATAGATGTGAAATCTGAAGCTGGGTTATTATTGGAATTATCAGCGATACCTATATAATAACCTTCAAAAAGATTATTAACTGAAAGCTTAGAAGGGTTTAATACAACCAATCCGGCATTGCCAATGGTTGAAAAATCTGTTACTTCTCTAGGATTATAAGCTCCGAATGCACTTAAAGATGAATTGTAACTTCTTGTATAGAATGATACACGATAAGCACCACCACTCCAAGGGTATTGAATAATATCTTGTGGGCGTACACCATTGAACGGACTTACATTAATGTCATCACTAAAATAGACACTGGAAATTGTACTAAACGGTGTTGTACTAGCCGCTACGACATTTGTAGAACTTGTTAAGAAACTATTAGAAGAACTCCATGTAACATCACCAGCTAATATAGAATTGTATTGATCTTCGGTCAAGAGAACTGACTTAGGAGCTAATATTGTATAGCTTGTTGAAGTAGCAAAACTAGAATTATTATTTGATGTAATAGGATATACTAAAGCACTGTATGTATTTGAAAATCCTGCTCCTGTGCCTGATCCGTAAGGTACTCTTGAAACTAAAAGATTACCATTAGATTGTGTTAAAATTTGTTTTGCAGATTGATAAAGATATCTTTCTGCACCGGTTGTAGGAGAACCGAATACTTCTTCATATTCAGTTAAGCTTCCTACGTTTACAACTTCATCGGTAGGACCCTTATCGGCAAATCCCGTGACTAAGATGTTTGTTGCTCCAGTAGTTCTAGCCAAAAGGCTGAGATCGACTTCATTGATTTGTACACCAGGTGATGCTAAGGTTAGAGTAGACATATAAATTTATGAGACTATTTATCCTACAAAAGGCACGTTTTGATATTTTTTTTAAAAAAATAATTTATTGCATATTTGAGAGTAAATAATAATGATGACAAAATTTGATCAAATAATAAACGAAGCCGAAACCAATGTAACATCCGCTACATTAAATCAAGCAGGTAATGCTATAAAGAATTTACCATCTCAAACACAAAAGATTGTAAATGCTACTTTTGACAAATTAGGTACACAAGGTGGTGAGAATCATGACATCTTAACAAAAATGGCTGATGTTTTAAACGATAAAACACCTACTAAATTTTCTAGTCTTAGTCCAGAAGATCAAAAAACCGCTTTAGAACTTTTAACAAAATCTGGATTAGATGTTAAAATAGCAGGAAGTCAACCGAGTTCGACTACAACACCAACTACTCCTGCAACTCCAACTACTCCTGTAACAAGTTCTCCATCATCTAACGCAATTCAAACAACAGTACCCGGAGCAGTAGCTTAATACAATTTTATATATGGGTAAAAAACCCCACTCAAAAAAGGGAAATGACCGAAAGCAATCAGGTCGTATCCGCCACGAAACGACTCCAGTTACCGTTGAACCTGGAAAAACCTCAGACAATTCTCCTTATGTATTTCAAAGAGATAAAATCTCATTTGATTTAACTATTAAGAATTTACCTTGGACTAATAAACAGAAAGAAATCATTTCTAGATTTTTAGATAAAGGTACTAAAGTTCTTTTATTGAAGGGTCCAGC